GTATAACAACGAGCGATTTAATACTGGTAATACAGACATTGATCTCATCGAGGATACTTATTCTACGGATATTCTTTTCTACGAATTACTACAGGAAGATGGATTTAAATTGCTTAATGAAGATGGTAAAAGTTTGATGCAAGAATATAGAATTGAAGATGTTCAACCAGCAGCAAATAATGAGTATTTCCAATCAAATGATCCGATTTTTGGTGATCATACAATTTTTGACTGGTCTGAAGGAAATCCGTTCTCTGAGACGGATGGGGATAGGTACTAATGTTTGGCGTAGCATATTATAATGGCACAATACGTAAGCTGGTTATTGGGTTTGGTAATCTGTTTAACGATATAGTAGTGCAAAGAGTAGATGCCGATGGAGTACGCATTCAGTCGATAGCGGTTCCGCTTGGTTATGGACCAAAACAGAAGTGGTTGGCGCGCATTAAAGAAGATCCAAATTTAGAAAAGAAGGTCGCAATAACTATCCCGAGAATTGGGTTTGAAATGACTAGTATGGTTTACACACCTACTAGAAAATTATCATCAACACTCAAAAACATACAGCTTTTAAGTACTGATACAGATAGACTAAAGACTAATTATGTTCCGGTTCCGTATGATTTAACGTTCAATATGTCAATTTTTGTTAAAAATGCTGACGATGGTGCTCAAATACTTGAACAGATTCTTCCGTATTTCAGACCAGAGTTCACTACTAACATTATTCTAGTACCAGAGATGGGAATTGCCGCTGATATTCCTATAGTATTGCAGAATGTTTCACTAGAAGATGCATATGAAGGCGACTTTGATACGCGCCGATCCCTGGTTTACAGTTTAGATTTTATTATGAAAGCATATTTTTACGGTCCAACATCTACTTCTGGGGTTATTAAAAGAGCAATTACGAATATTCATGACGACTCGGCATCTGGAACTCCTATACTTGAGCGGATTACTGTCACGCCCGCTCAATATGCAAATGGTTCACCGCTATTTAGTCCATCTGCAAACTCATCACTATCGGTAAATATTAACTCGATTAGTTCAAATAGTGATTATGGGTTCTCGGTTGATATTGATAGTGATAGTTATAGTATAGGTATAAATGGATAATGAAAACAAACCTTGAAAAAAATATGGAGAAAATTTTGAATTTATCAGAAACTACTCCAATGGCTGAAATAATTTCCAACTCAAACCCAGTAGTAGAAAAACCAGAAACTACGAATGATGATATTGCCGATGATTATGCTTATGCTAGAAAAAACTTAACAGATATTATTGATACCGCCCAAGGTGCAATTAATAATATGGCTGATATAGCATCTATTTCTGAATCTCCAAGAGCATATGAAGTTCTTTCAACCCTGATTAAAACTGTAGTTGATGCTAACCAATCTCTGCTTGTTCTTCAAAAACAACTAAAAGAACTTAAAGGTACTGAGAAGAAACCTAATCCTGATGTAGTGAATAACACAATGTTTATTGGAAGTACTGCTGATTTACAGAAGGCTTTAAACCAACTTAAACAAACCACTTAATATGTTATTCAAAGGCGGCAAGGCCTATTATAACCGGTTTGGGTATAAAGTCAATAGGAAAAAGAATAAAAAATGATGGATAATGAATATTATCACGGTAATGAAAATATTAAACGTCGGGGTATCTCACAGGAGTTTACAGAAGAACAAGTTGCCGAATATATAAAATGTTCAGCAGATCCTATTTATTTTATTAAAACTTATGTGAAAATCGTAACTATCGACGAGGGCATAGTTCCGTTTGAGCTCTGGCCATACCAAGAAGAAATGATTAATACAATTGAATCTGGCCGGTTCACCATTATCAAGGCCCCAAGACAGTCTGGAAAAACACAGGGTATCGCTGGGTTTCTTCTCCACTATTCGCTATTTAATGATAATAAGCTAATCGCTATTCTTGCTAACAAAGCATCACAAGCTCGCGAGATTTTGGACCGTATCAAAAAAGCATTCGAGTTGTTACCCGGATGGCTCCAACAGGGGGTGGTGACTTGGAATAAGGGCGATATTGAATACGAGAACGGCTCGAGAATTGTAGCGGATTCAACGAGTAGCACCGGCGGTCGCGGTAAAGCAGTCGCACTGCTTTATCTTGACGAGTTCTGTTTCGTGCATAAAAATATTCAAGATGATTTTTTCAAGTCTACTTATCCAACTATTACAAGCGCCAAGACATCAAGATTAGTTATTACATCGACTCCAAACGGATTCGATTTGTTCTATAAGCTTTGGACCGAATCTATAGCCAACAAAAACTCGTTTAAAAGAGTTCAAGTTGAGTGGGATGATGTACCCGGTAGAGATGAAGAATGGCGCAAAGAAACGATTTCTAATATCGGCGAAGAACAGTTCCGCGAAGAGTTTGGTACTGAGTTTCTCGGTTCGACGAATACTTTGTTGCCTGGATATGTACTCCAGCGTCTCGCAATGAAGGATCCAATCGAAACTCATTACGCTGGATGTTTGCGTATATTCGAACATAAACAACCCGGCAGAGAATATTTTATGACTGTTGATACTTCTCGCGGTAAGGGCATTGATTATTCTGCTTTCTGTGTGTTTGATGTTTCGTCTGTCCCGTATAAGATAGTCGCCACATATAAATCAAATATCATTGATCCACTAGTTTATCCAGAAGTAATCTATACGGTAGCGAAACAATATAATAACGCACACACACTGGTTGAAATTAATGATATTGGACAGCAGGTTGCTGATTTATTATTCTATGATTATGAATACGAAAATGTAGTATTTACCTCAATAAAGGGCCGGGCTGGACAAGTAATCGGCGGTGGATATGGAACATCGACTCAGCGAGGTGTTCGAACAACAAAACCGGTTAAATCAATTGGTTGCTCGAATGTTAAAACTATGATCGAGAACGATCAGCTTATTTTCTGGGACTATGACTTGATATATGAATTTTCATGCTTTGTTAAAAAAGGAGCATCGTATGAAGCAACCTCTGGTGATCACGACGATTTGGTTATGTGTACAGTGTTATTCGCGTGGGCCACCGGACAGCAATTCTTCAAAGACCTAACAAATATAGATATTAGAGCTAAACTCATGGAAGACAGAGAGAGATTATTATTCGACGATATTCTTCCCTTTGGATTCATCGACGATGGTGGGAACGAGGATTTAGAAGTTACAACTAGTAGTGGTTCTCCTGATTTCTGGGGTGATACAAACAACAAATGGACGGGCTGGTAAAAACAGTATTTTTATAAATAATCATAATAATTGTTTTAAATAAACACCCAAGACAATGAGGAGAAGAAAATGTCCTTTCAAGTTTCACCAGGCGTTAATGTAAGCGAAATTGATCTAACCACAGTAATTCCGGCCGTTTCTACAACAGTTGGTGCTATCGCAGGGCGATTCAATTGGGGCCCAGCCGACCAGCGCGTCTTCGTAGACTCAGAAGATACTCTACGCGATAATCTCGGAAAGCCAGACTCTGATAACTACCAAGAATGGTTCACGGCTGCGAATTTCCTTGCGTATGGAAATGCACTGTTTGTGTCTCGTGTATTGAATAGCGCAAACAATGCTAATGGTAATGCATGGAGTAATACGCTGGTAAAAAACAGTAGCGATTATGAGAATAACTATTCTTCTGGTGTTACCAACTCTGGCGACTGGGTAGCAAAATATCCCGGCGCGCTCGGTAACTCACTTAAAATTTCTGTCTGTCAATCAGCAAATGCTTGGTCGTCAACTGCAACTGCTAACCTAGTATTTCAAGCCGGAAGCACAACTGTTCTCACGAAAGGCGCCAACACGGACGTGTTGCTTACGTCGGGTGCAGCAATTAATCTAACTGGGGTTATTGCTGTTGGCGATATTCTGTTTCTTCAGACATCAGCTATTAATCTTGGTGACGGTCTAAAGGTTGCATCTGTAAATACGACTGCAATCGTTGTAGAGACTGCACCAACACAGACACAACTCAGCACAACAAACGACACTTCATATGTTAAATCGGCCGCAGTCAGTCGTCGCTGGGAATATTTCAACCTGTTTGATTCTGCGCCGGGAACATCAACTTTCGCGACTGGCAAGGGCGGAGCAAACGATGAGCTTCATGTAGCAGTAATTGATGAAGACGGTAGTATCACTGGAACGGTTAAGCAAGTTCTTGAGCGGTACCCTTCACTATCGCGGGCGACGGACGCAAAAGCAACTGATGGATCCGCTATCTATTACAAAGAGGTTCTTAATCAGCGGTCGCCTTGGGTTTGGTGGGCTTCTCATGTCGATGTTATGACTGCCGCCGGCGGCCTTTCATCTGTAACATATTCGGTTACAAGCGATAAGGCTCAGTCAGTATCATTGTCTGGTGGATCAGATGGTGCCGCACCGACGAACGCACAGATTGTCACTGGATATAACTTCTTCCAATCTGCCGAAGATGTGGATGTTTCACTTATTCTTGGCGGAGATAATAACTCAACTGTTCTTACTCATATCATCAACAACATCTGCGAAACGCGACTTGACAGTATCGTTTGCCTATCGCCGGAAAATGCTGATGTTGTGAATAACTCAACATATGCGGGCAAAGAAGCAGAAGACGTTATCGCTTTCCGCAACACACTACCATCAAGCTCATATGCAGTCATGGATAGTGGTTGGAAATACCAGTACGACAAATACAATGACGTATATCGTTATGTGCCAATGAACGGCGATACTGCCGGACTTATGGTTCGTACCGATACGGTTCGCGATCCTTGGTTCTCGCCTGCTGGCTTCAACCGCGGTAATATTAAGAACGTTGTAAAACTTTCTTATAACCCAAAGAAATCAGAACGCGATCTGCTTTATAAAGCCGGTGTGAACCCAGTAGTTACATTCCCGGGTCAGGGAACTGTACTGTTCGGCGACAAAACCATGCTGTCAAAGCCAAGTGCCTTCGATAGAATTAATGTTCGTCGCTTGTTTATTGTACTTGAAAAGGCAATAGCGACAGCATCTAAATTCACTCTGTTCGAATTTAACGATGCGTTTACTCGCTCGCAGTTCAAAAATCTCGTGGAACCATTCCTACGAGATGTTCAGGGCCGTCGCGGTGTTGTTGATTTCCGTGTAATCTGCAATGAAACTAATAACACAGCCGAAGTGATCGACCGTAACGAATTTGTTGGTGATATCTACATTAAGCCAGCAAGAAGTATCAATTTTATCCAACTGAACTTTGTCGCGGTTCGTTCTGGTGTAGAATTTGACGAAATTGTCGGAAACTTTTAAGTTTTAAACTAGGAGAAAATTTAAATGCCATTTAACATAAATGAATTCCAAGGTCAGATGACTGGTGGTGGCGCTCGGCCGTCACTATTTGAAGTAAATCTAACTAATCCGTTCAATTCGTCTGCTGACGATAAGGTCAGGTTTATGTGCCGAGCTTCACAGATTCCCGCCACCTCGATTACCCCAATTTCAGTAAGTTATTTCGGTCGGCCAATCAAATTTGCCGGAAATAGAGTATTCGAAGATTGGCAAGTCACTATCATCAACGATGAAGACTTTTCTATTCGTAGTACGCTAGAAGAATGGGTTCAGAATATCAATAGTACTAAGGGCAACCTCAGACTTACTGGCGCTAGTCCAGAAGCATATAAGTCACAGGCATCAGTAATTCATTACGGTAAGCAGGGCAATATTCTTCGCGAATATACATTCGTTGGTATGTTTCCAGTAAATATCGCAGCGATTGATCTTGACTGGAACAATGGAGATCAGATTGAAGAATACTCAACAGTATTCACATACGACTATTTCACAGTTGATAATAGCAACCAATTCTCGGTCGGTATAAACTTCTAATATACTTTCTATGCATGAACGAGGGGGCTTCGGCCCCCTTTTTTGTTGGTAATAGTATTATAAATACATGTAATTGGCTTATAAGGACTATAAAATGGAAATGTTTGGTTTCGAGGTTGTTCGGAAAAACAAAAAGGATAACGACGATCTACTCCCGTCAATTGTTCCACCCTCGAATGATGATGGTTCTATAGAAGTTGCACCGGGCGGTGCATATGGGACGTACGTTGATCTTGAAGGCAAATCAAAAACTGAGGGCGAGCTTGTAAATCGATATAGAGACATGTCGATCCAGGCAGAATGTGATGCTGCTATTCAAGACGTTGTAAATGAAGCTATTGTTGTCGGCGTAGACGAGGGTCCTATAAAAATAGTTCTCGACAAACTAGAATATCCGGAAGCAATCAAAGATAAAATACGCGAAGAATTCGAAAAGATTCTTGAAATCATGGACTTTAATAATAACTGCTATGATATTTTTAAAAAGTGGTACATCGATGGTCGGCTTTACTATCACATCGTTATTGATGAAAAAAATACATCTGCCGGAATCAAAGACCTAAGATATATCGATCCGCGTAAAATACGCAAAATCAAAGAACCAATTAAAAGAAGAGACCCGAAAACTGGAGCCACGGTCTATGTTGGTGTGAATGAATACTACATGTATAACGCAACTGGATTATCAACGCAGAACACAACGCACGGCCTTAAAATTGCTAAGGATTCTATTTGCTATGTTCACTCTGGCGTGTTTGATCTAAAAAACAATCTCATTTACTCGCATCTACATAAAGCAATCAAACCACTTAATCAGCTTCGGATGCTTGAGGATGCGGTCGTTATCTATCGTTTGGCCAGAGCACCAGAGCGTAGAATTTTTTATATTGATGTTGGTAATTTGCCGAAAGCAAAGGCCGAACAGTATATGCGCGACATGATGGTGAAGCACAAAAATAAACTAACATATGATGCTACTACTGGAGAAATCCGGGATGATCGCAAATTTATGACTATGTTAGAGGACTTCTGGCTACCTCGCCGCGAGGGAGGAAGAGGTACAGAAATCACTACACTTCCATCTGGCGCAAATCTCGGCGAAATGGATGATGTTGATTACTTCCGTCGTAAAATGTATAAGTCACTAAATGTGCCTGTTACTCGTATGGAATCAGAAAACCAGTTTAATATCGGTCGTGGAACTGAAATAACACGCGATGAAATTAAATTCAGTAAATTCATTAAAAGGCTCCGTGCTAGATTTTCTGTTCTATTTGACAATCTTCTTGAAACTCAACTTATTCTTAAGGGCGTTCTATCGAAAAAAGATTGGAAGGAGATCAAGCAAAAAGTATACTATGACTTTATTGAAGATAATCATTTCTCTGAACTTAAAGACACAGAAATGCTTCGGGAACGGCTTCAGTTGGCCGGCGAAGCAGATGGATTCGTGGGTAAATATTTCTCTGAGGAATATATAATGTTGAAGATTCTTCGCTTCACTGAAGATGAAGTTAAGAATATGAAAAAGCAGATGGATAAAGAAAAGGACGAGAACAAAGATGAGTTTGAGGATGACCAGGCAGAAGATGTTCCGCCTAAAAAGCAAGAACAACCAGCTCCAAAACTCGCGGTTAAAGAAGAAATGTTCATTTTGGAACAAGCTAGTATAGACGAGGATCAACAAGAACTTATAGACCGTATGACTGCTGTAATGGCTGAGGTAGCAGATGAGGAACACGGCGTGCCAGTCGTTTAAGATACAATGTCTAGCGAAGAAAAGGCTCTAATTGAAAGCATGACGAAATTCATAGATAGCAATACATAAAATTATGATTGAGCAAACAAAACTCCTTGCTTTTGTTATTAAATACATAAAAAGAACTTGTTAGAGTTAACGATAAGCTTAAGGATATTCAATTAACACGTGGGCCTCTATGTCGTGGTGGAGGGCGCGGGCACTCTCGGAACCACCGTCACGTTCGACTAACTACACCGCTAAGCTTATAAAACCCGGGTTTTCTTAATTTATAAATATACTTAAATACAATGGAGACATATTATGAACGATGAACTTAGAGATGCAATTCTTGCGCTTCAAGATGGAGATTCAACTACATTCAGAAACGTAGTAAAAGATACGCTTATATCAAAAGCAATGGACGAAATTGAATCTAGACGTGTAACTGCTGGTCAGTTGGTTTTTGCTGATGACACAGAAGGAGAAAGTTCTGATGAAGACATTTAAGAAATTGCTTGAGATGGGTTCGCCTGCTCAGGATTTCAAAATCAAAAAAGATACTGATGATGAAGTAAAAGACTTTAAGCCACGGTCAAAAGGCGAGGAAGATTTTAAAAATGCACATAAAACAAAAAAGACCGGGCACCCAGTTGCTACTGAAATTCAGTTTTCTGGCGGCACGAAATCGGTTGGTCCACATAAAGGTGCCGAAAAGGCCGGCGAAAAGCAGTTAACTTCTTTTGCTCGGTTTGCAGCACTCGGTGGGAAGATAGGTTCTCAATATCATGGTATGAGTGTGCCAGCTGGAGAAAAAACAACTGTTATGCAGGGCTCATCTCGTATTAAAGAAGAAATCGAGCTTGACGAAGAATATCAGAAGCAAAATAAAAGATATCATGCTGATGCTATTAAACAAGCAACTCGTATGCTCGCGGTTCTCAAAGATTTAGATCCTAGTTACGAATCGAAGCATACGCTACGCATGGTTCAGGATTTCACAGATAACCTAGAAAATTCTCTTGATTATCAGGTCGAGCGTGAGAAGCGCGAAGGTATGTACGAAGGTACTGACCTTGCTGAAGTAACAAAAGGATATATTAATTTGGGTGGTTCTAAAGTAAAGGATGATGAAAAATCTATACTTCAACACATTAAGAAAACTTTTCCTAATGTGAATAAAGTTAAAAAAGACCCACGACATGGTTGGATTCCAGTATTTGAAGAAGTTGACCTTGCTGAACTGTCAAGAAAGACACTTGGTAGATATGTTAAAGGCGCGGCAAGAGACCGCGGCGCTGCTGGGGTTGAAGTCGGACGCCCATCGCGGCAATACTCGCGCGCCGATTCCGCTGAAGCACGAATGAGAAAACGTCAGCATGGCATTGAAACCGCCGCCGATAAGTTGACACGTGAAGAAACAGAACTTGATGAAATGTTCAAAGCCGGTACACTAAAACTAAGATCTGGTGAGACTGTTAAGGTCGACGAAACAACAGCCTCTGCTCTTAATACAGCAATAGATCAACTTAACGGCGCGAATAAAAAGAAGATGGAAACCGAATCTATGAAAGATAAGTCTTCATTTGACCGTATTTCCAAATTTGCTAAATCAGTAGCATAAGGACAAGTCATGGGACAAAGAATAACAGTCAATCAGACTAAAGGCGGACTTGGTTCTGGTATTATAGTGGTTACTGCTAATACTACTGGGTATCTCTCAACGACCGCAAACGCTCCTGCCGGGTTCAGAGCTAATACAGCAGGAGAAACCATTTCTGCTATGCGTATCGCAGAAGTTGCTTGGTCGGGTGCCGCGGCATCAACACTTACTATTAGTCGTGGAGGCAACACAGTTTGGGTCGGATACGGAACTGGCTATGTAGATTTTCAAGCAAATCAAATGCGACTTGAGGCTTCTACTGGCGGTGATGCTCTGGCTAACGTAGTATTTCAGACCGCCGGCAATATGAATTTTGTGATTAAATTACACAAATCGTCGGGAGCATAAAATGAAGCTAATCACAGAGGCGCTTGATCAGAGTATTGAATTCATCACTGAAGCAAAAGAAGACGGCACAAAGAATTATTATATCGAGGGAATTTTCCTTCAGGGTAATATCAAAAATCGTAATGGTAGAATGTATCCTATGGAAACTCTCATGGCTGAAGTAACACGGTATAATAAAGAATATGTGAAGGAAAACCGGGCGTACGGAGAACTTGGCCACCCACAGGGACCAACTATTAACTTAGAACGTGTTTCTCATATGATTAAGGAACTTCATCAAGACGGAAACAATGTTATTGGTAGAGCTAAAATCATGGAAACTCCTATGGGTTCTATCGTAAAAAATCTGATGAACGAGGGTGCTCGCTTGGGTGTTTCGTCTCGTGGTATGGGTTCTTTGGTTCAGAAAAACGGAATCAATGAAGTTCAGAGCGATTTCATGCTGGCCACAGCCGCGGATATTGTTGCCGACCCGTCTGCCCCAGAAGCGTTTGTTCGGGGTATTATGGAAGGAGTCGAATGGCTTCAAATTGATGAGCGTTGGGTTTCGCAATATACTGATGAGACTCAGAAAAGTATTCGCGGTGCATCTAAAGCTGATTTACAGGAAGTTAAATTCCGTGCCTTTGCAAAGTTTTTAAGTAAACTCTAAAAGATGTATTTTTATAAATAATATTGAATTTGAAACAAGTTTTCAACGGGAGATATGAAATGGGTAAAGAAGAGCTAAATCAGTCAGAACATGATGTAGACGCTGAAGAACTTGATGAGTTCAAAGCCTCGCTCGGCGATCCGTCTGAATTGCCAGATCCAAAGACAAAGAAAACTACAGAGAAACCAACAAACAAAAAAGAACCAATGCAGAAGTTGCCAGGAACTAAAACGGGCATGATGAATGCAGTAGTTAAAGAAATGGCGACCATGACTAAAGAAGAGCTCAAAATTGCATATGGTAGAGTTTTCAATGAAGAACTCTATGATGAAGATGAGTCAGCAGTAGAAGTTGCTGTAAATCGGCTTGTAAAGCTTACTGCGGCTGACATTGATATTTCTGATGATGTTGATGCAATGTTCAACGGTTCTGATCTTGACGAAGAGTTCAAAGATCGTATCCGGACAATCTTCGAGGCAGCTGTTCTTGCAAAAATCAATGAGCAGATTGAAAAGATTGCTATTGATGCAGAATCAGATGTTGAACTTTCAACTGCCGATGCAGTCGATGAGCTTTCTGAAAAAGTTGATAGTTATCTTGACTATGTTGTTTCGGAATGGACAGAAGAAAATAAGCTTTCTATCGAGTCTGGTATTCGAGCAGATATGGTTGAGTCCTTTATGTATGGTCTTAAGAACTTGTTCACCGAACATTACGTAGATATTCCAGAAAACAGTGTCGATATCGTTGACGAGCTTCTTGTACGAGTTGAAGCGCTTGAATCTGATCTTAATGAAGAAACAGATAAAAACGTATCGCTTCTCGCTCAGTTAAATTCATATGAAAAAGAAATGTTGTTCGCAGAATCGGTCGGTGGCTTGACCAATCTGCAAGCAGAAAAACTTCGTAGTCTAACCGAAGGTGTAGATTACAATTCAGCTAGAGATTTTACAAAGAAGATTTCTATGCTTAAGTCACACTACTTTGATATTGACGAGGACGTGACAAACCACTCTGTTATTCTTGACGATTCGTTCGATCCGATTTCGTTGGATGAAGACGTTAGGAGTCATGGAGCAGCTATGGACGGATATGCCGCGGCTATTTCAAGAACTTCTAAAAAATAATGATTTTATAAATAAACATGAAGCCTGAATTACTTATAAGGTAAGGAGAAAATAAAAATGTTTCTATCTGAAGATCTACAAAAGAAATGGGCCCCAATCCTTGAGCATCCCGATCTCGTAGCAATTACGGACCCGCATCGCCGAGCTGTAACAGCAACACTTCTTGAAAACCAAGAAAAGGCTTCACGCGAAGCTGGTGCCGGTTCCGGTGGATATAGTATGCCAACCCTACTGGGCGAAGCTGCACCAACAAATGCTATGGGCGCATCGAGTTCTGTTGCCGCTGATGGTGCCATTGATATTTTCGACCCAGTGATGATCTCACTTGTTCGTCGTTCAATGCCAAACCTGATTGCTTATGATGTTGCTGGTGTTCAGCCAATGACCGGTCCAACCGGACTTGTTTTTGCTATGCGTCCGCGATATGCATCGAAGGCTGGTTCTGAAGCGCTTTATAACGAAGCACTAACGAGCTTCTCGGCATCTTCGAACAACTCGATTGGTGCTGCAAACATCAAACCGGCTTATAACCAAGCAGCTGGTGCTGGCGCCGCGCAGGCTGGTAACGATCCAACTGCCCGCGCATCTGGTTCTGGCTACACTGTAGCAACCGGTATGTCAACCTCAACCGCAGAAGCTCTTGGTGGCGCAACAAGCGTTAACTTCTCCGAAATGGCATTCAGCATCGAAAAGGTTGCTGTTGTGGCTAATTCCCGCGCTCTAAAGGCAGAGTACACGATGGAGCTTGCTCAGGATCTTAAGGCAATTCATGGGCTTGATGCAGAAACAGAACTAAGCAACATCCTGTCTGCTGAAATTCTTTCTGAAATCAACCGTGAAGTTGTTCGTACGATTAACTACACGGCAACTGCCGGCGCCCAGGAAAATGTGGTAACAACTGGTACGTTCGATCTAGACGTTGATGCAAACGGCCGCTGGTCAGTAGAGCGCTTCAAGGGCTTGGTATTCCAACTTGAGCGCGAAGCTAACAAGATTGCTCAAGCAACTCGTCGTGGCAAGGGCAACATCCTTATCTGTGGTTCGGACGTCGCTTCCGCTCTCCAGATGGCAGGTGTTCTCGATTACACTCCAGCACTCAGTGCTAACCTGAACGTTGATGACACGGGAAACACCTTCGCGGGTGTTCTTAACGGTCGTATGAAGGTTTATGTAGACCCATACTTCTCAAGCTCAACCGGTAAGCAATATGCGACAATCGGTTATAAGGGGTCAAGTTCGTTTGATGCTGGCTTGTTCTACTGCCCATACGTTCCTCTTCAGATGGTTCGCGCGATTGGTGAAAATAGCTTCCAGCCTAAGATCGGCTTCAAGACCCGATACGGTATGGTCGCAAACCCATTCGCAACTACTGCGGCTGATGGTGCGATTTCGTTCCAGAAGAAGAACATCTACTACCGTATCATCACAATTGCAAACCTAATGTAATCTGAATATTTAAGAAAAGCGGATAACTACTTAGAGGGGACTTCGGTCCCCTCTTTTTTTACATCATAGATCGATTCTCTTATAATGAAGTGTAAAGAATCAACTCTAGAATCCAATCTTTTTCTCATATGATTCCATCGGTCGGCGTGAGTCCGTTCGTCTGAATAAAAACACGCAAATGTCATTGGGTGCGGCTTCCAAAAATGCATTTTAACTGATATCATTAATTGATTCCATATTTGATGATCAACTCGTTTCCGAGCTTTATCCGTGGGCTCCGCGCACAGACTTGTTTCAGAACCCGCTCGGTGCCCTATACTTAACGGATTTTATTTTATAGTTCCTTATCGTTTCCATTATACACAACCACGGAAAACTGTCAATATAAATATACAAAAGCGAGGGATTAAATGGCATTATCATCTGGTATCACCGCAACCGGTGTTGTAAGAAACAAGAATTTTCTGTCTCCACTAGGATTCAGGTTTTTATTGAGTCGCGCGCCTAACGTGGAATATTTCTGTCAGTCTGCCGCGCTACCCTCGTTGAGTATGGGTGAGGCGCTACAGCCAACTCCATTTGTAACAATTCCACGACCCGGCGATAAGCTAGTCTATGAACTATTTAGTTTGAGATTCCGCGTAGATGAAGACCTGACTAATTATCTTGAGATACATGATTGGATGGTCGGACTAACACATCCAGAGAACTTCGATCAGTATAGAACACTTGAGTCGAAAGTGTCAGATGGCTCTATTATTATTCTAACTTCAAATAATAATGCTTCTATTCGAGTCGCGTTCACCAGCATGTTCCCGACCTCGTTATCGTCGCTACCGTTTGACATCACTGGTAGCGATATTGAATATCTAGAAGCAGAGGTATCTTTTAGATATCGTAACTTTACAATAGAAACCCTCTAGTTCTATTGACTTTATATCCAAACTGGTTATAATAGGCCTTGCCGCCTTTGAATGACACAATATAAACAATGGATAGTTTAATGAAACTTGATGAGCTTATTGCAGAATGGCAACAGGATACTATAATCGATGAGACAGAATTATCTCGTGAGAGTATCAAGATTCCCAGACTACACGGGAAGTATTTGAAGATGTTTTCAGCAGAACGGTTAAAACTCAGAGGAATGAAACTCAAGCAAAAACAAACTAATAAAAAACTAATTGATTATTATAGAGGTGATCTTAATACTCCTGAAGATCTGGCAGCGATTAGTAGAGATCCGTGGGCCAAGACTGTGTTGAAGCAAGATGTCCAGTATTACGTGGATGGTGACGATGAAATGGTTGATTTAAATACACGCATTGCTTACCAATCAGAACTTGTGGAAGTACTTGAGGAAATAATCAAGAGCTTGAATACCCGCGGGTTTGTAATCAAGAATAGTTTGGATTTCCTGAAATTTACGTCTGGACAATGATTTGAAACAAGACACTTTATACATCAGTAAAAAAAATGAAGCGTATATGACCGTTGTGGCGGAATCTAGTATCAGATCAGAATTAGCTGATCACTTTTCGTTTATGGTTCCGGGTGTCCAGTTTATGGCCGCATATAAGAATAAAATGTGGGATGGCAAGATTCGACTTTATAATACAATGACTGGTGATCTATATTTGGGGCTCATTTCATATGTTGAGAAGTTTGCTGCTGATCGTGAGTATATGATTGAATACGAAGACAAAATACATGTTAAAACCAACTTCTCAATCGAAGAAGCTAAACAGTTCATTTCAACTTTAAAACTCAAATTTGAAGTTAGAGATTATCAGATTGATTCGTTTGTACATGCAGTTCGTGAAGGCCGAGGAGTTGTTGTATCCCCAACAGCGTCCGGTAAATCGCTGATTATCTATTTGCTTATTCGATACTATGAGTTAAGGTCGTTAATCATAGTTCCTACTACCTCACTAGTCTATCAGATGCAAACAGATTTTATTGATTATGGTATGCACGAGGACGATATTCATATCATCATGGGCGGGAAAGAAAAAAAGACAACGCGACCAGTGATAGTCTCCACGTGGCAATCGCTGTATAAACTGAACAGAACTTTCTTTGAAGATTATGAAGTAGTGATTGGAGATGAGGTACATCTATTTAAAGCGAAGTCACTAACTTCTATTCTAGTTAAAATGGACTCAACTGCTCGCCGCTTCGGTTTTACTGGGACTCTAGACGGCTCTCAAGTCCATAGATTAGTTCTTGAGGGTTTATTTGGCCCAGTGAAACAGTTCGTAACAACAAAGGATTTAATTAAATCAAAACATCTATCCCCGTTTAGAATAAAGTCGCTAGTGCTTGATTATACAGACGACGAAAAGAAACAAGTAGCAAAAATGGATTATCAAACTGAAATAACATTTCTCATCGGTCATCCACGTAGAAACAAGTTTATCAAGAACCTAGTTATGTCTCTAAATGGAAATACTCTACTTCTTTTTGAGCGAGTTGATACACACGGCCGAATACTATTCGATCTTATAGAAAAGGAAATAAAAGATGAGCGAAAAGTGTTTTTCGTTTATGGAGGGACTAGCGGAGAAACTCGTGAGCAAATTAGAAAAATTGCCGAGCTGGAGTCAAGTGCTATTATTGTTGCTTCTTATGGCACTTTTAGCACAGGGATAAATATTCGTAATCTTCATAATATCATCTTTTCTTCACCCACGAAATCCGTTATACGAGTATTACAGTCCATTGGCCGTGTATTGAGACTTGGGGATAAAAAGGACCAAGCTACACTATTTGATTTATCTGATGATCTAAGACGCAAATCAAAAAACAATTTCTCGCTTAAACACTTCGCAGAGAGAATAAAGATTTATGCTAAAGAAGGATTTGATTACAAAATCTATAATATAAAACTCTAAAGGGTTGACAAATGGATGAGAATGTTTTATATTTCAAATTGGTTACGGGTGAGGATATAGTTGCTATTACAGATACTATATCCGATGAATACATCTATATTCACAAACCAATTCAGTTTTTCGTTCAAAACTCTGCACACGGTGCAGTTGTTAGGGTTGCTAAATGGATCCCGTTTTCATCAGCTGAAGATTTTGCACTTAACACAAAGGATATTATGTTAAGTTTTTCGCCGACAAAGGATATTGAAGATTATTATTTTGAGGCTATTTCGACATTAGATAAAAAATATCGGCCGCCTAAACTAAACACTACACATGACTATTTCTCTAACACTAGTTTTACGGTGCATTGATGATTAAACCCAAAAGAATTAAAAAACCCAAACAACATTATGTAAGCAATAAAGATTTCCTTGTTGCTATGATTGCGTTTAAAGAGGCCGTCGCTGAATCCGAACAGCTTAATAAAGCTCGACCGCGAGTTCCAACTTATATCGGCGAGTGTTTAATGAAGATTTCCACTCATCTATCATATAAGCCGAACTTTATTAACTATTCATTCAAAGAAGAAATGATTTCGGATGGCATAGAAAATTGTCTACAGTATATTGACAATTTCGATCCTGAAAAGTCTTCTAATCCGTTCGCGTATTTCACTCAGATAATCTACTTTGCGTTTTTACGGCGAATAGCTAAAGAAAAGAAGTACACATATATCAAACACAAACTGTCAGAGGAAATGGATATTATGAATCTGACTAGTGATAATCAGGCGCACGATACGACTGATTATACTCCAGCGACAAAAACGTCTGAATGGACACGAGATCACGTTGGACAATTTATTGAAGACTTCGAAGAGTCAAAACGCAAAAAGAAACGAAATAAAAAGACAACTCCAATTGACGTATTGATTAATGACGCCGAAGTTTTATAAACCAATAACTCTTTAACAGAGAAAGGAGAATTAGTGTGAGTAAAGCAGCTCTTATAACTGATACCCACTTTCGGAGTTAGAAATGATAGCCAATTGCTTCTTGATTTCTTCGAGAAATTCTATTCTACTATATTCTTCCCTTATTTGCTTGAACACAATATAGACACGATTTACCATTTTGGCGATACCGTCGAGCGCCGCAAATTTATAAACTATCTCACACTACACAGATTCCGTGAAATGTTTATGGATAAATGTAGTGAACACAACATCAAACTACATATGCTCGTTGGCAATCATGATATCTATTTCCGTAATACAAATGCGGTTAATTCGGCTGATGAGTTGTTTTCTAGTAGATATGATAATCTTACTATCTATTCTGAAGCTACGGAAGTAGAGTTTGATGGAATTCCACTCGCATTAGTTCCGTGGATTAATAGTACTAATTATGCCGACACAATGGAGTTTCTCGGAAAAACTAAAGCACAGATATTATTCGGGCATCTTGAGTTGAAAGGATTCGAAATGTACCGCGGGATCAAAAATGATCATGGTATGGACACGGCAGCATTCGATAAGTTTGATATGGTTTGTTCTGGGCATTTTCACCACAAGTCATCTCGGAAGAACATCAATTATCTCGGTAGCCCGTATGAAACTAATTGGAACGACTATAATGACCGCCGAGGGTTTCATATATTTGATTCCGAAACAAGAGAGTTGGAATTTATTCAAAATCCATATCGAATGTTCCACAAGGTGTTCTATGACGACACTGATGTGAAGTTCGAGACTCTAATGGAACGATATGATTTTTCTGAATATAAGGATACGTTTGTCAAGTTTATAGTCCAGGCAAAAAACAATCCGTATTGGTTGGATAAAGTACTTGATTCTCTCTATAAAGCAAATCCGATTGATGTTTCTATTGTTGAAGACAATAAGCATATGGATTTACTAACGGAAGACGAAATAATCAACGAAGCAGAAGATACACTATCAACTATAAATAAGTGCGTTGATAGAATGGAAACCGATGTAGATAAGAGTAGATTGTCTCAGCTGTTTACTTCGTTGTATGTTGAAGCACAAGATATGGTTATAGTATGATTATAGGAGATGAATTATTCTTTTATTTAACAGTATAAAATGGAAAAACCTATTGTCTACCGGGGACGTATGGACAGAAATCAATCTTCGTAAAAATGCAACGACACTGATGATCGGTGAAAACGGGGCGGGCAAGTCAACTATTTTAGATGCTTTATGTTTCGTGTTGTTTGGTAAACCGTTCAGAAAAATCAATAAACCCCAGCTAATTAACTCAATTAATCAAAAGGGGCTGTTGGTCGAAGTCGAGTTTAGTATCGGTAAAATAAAATACAGAATTATTCGTGGGCTAAAACCTAACATTTTTGATATTCACGTAAACGGAAAGTTAGTTGAGCAGGCGGCGGCGGCTAAGGACTATCAAGAGTATCTGGAGAAGAATATTCTAAAGCTTAACTTCTCCTCATTTACCCAAATAGTCGTACTCGGATCATCTACGTTTATTCCATTTATGCAACTTAGCGCGCAACAACGCCGAGAGATAATTGAGGATCTACTTGATCTTAAAATATTCACATCAATGAATATTCTACTTAAAGAAAAACTACAAACAAATAGAGAAACTCTTAGCGATATGAACTATAAAATTGAAGTAGATGGGGAGAAACTCAAGGTACACACACAGTATGTAGAAGAAATAAAAATTTCAAATCAAAAGAGGATAGAAACTATTCAAACCGAACTCGATCTTACGCAAGCAAACATCAATAAGCTTACTGTGACTGTTTCTGAATATGAAGAAGATATAAGTATACTTCAAGAACACATAAAAGACGACGCAGCGGTACAAAAGAAAATCCGTGATATTCAACTAATTAAATCAAAACTAACAGATAAAATAGAAACCCTTAAAAAGGAAGTTTTCTTTTACGAAAACAATAATAATTGTCCAACATGTAATCAAGTCATAACAAACGAAACGAAACACACCAGCATCGAGTGTAAATATAACAAAATCGGCGAAATAGAGGATGGGTATTCTAAACTCGCAGAACAACTTAATAAGTGGTCGCACCGGCTCAATGATATTGAAACGACGAAAAAATCAATTCAGCAAACACAACAAGCGATGCACTTAGAAGTTGTCCAGGTTTCGTCTCTCAATAGTTACAGCATTAAACTACAAAAAAATATGATAGCTGAAACCGGTAATATTGGCGATCTTGATGCTGAAACGGCCAAGATAAGCAAACTCAGAAGCGTAATTAGTAAGTACGAAGAACATAAAGAAGAATTGTTAAAAGAGAAACACATATTCGACACCGCGGCTGATTTACTCAAAGATAAGGGCATTAAAACCCAGATCATAAAGCAGTATATTCCAGTGATGAATAAACTAATCAATAAATATCTTGCATCGATGGAGTTCTTTGTCCACTTCGAGTTAACCGAAACCTTTGATGGGGTAATTAAGTCTCGACATCGAGATGAGTTTAGTTATCCGTCGTTTAGCGAGGGTGAGAAGATGCGAATTGATTTGGCTCTACTCATGACTTGGCGGGCTATTGCTAAAATGAAAAATTCAACTAACACAAATCTGTTACTGCTCGACGAAGTATTCGATGCGTCACTTGATGCAAATGGATCGGATGAATTCTTGAAGTTGCTCAATGAACTTGGAAAGAACAATAATGTTTTCGTTATCAGTCACAAAGGAGATCTTCTACAAGATAAATTCCGCGCTATTATCAAATTTGAGAAACACAAGAATTTCTCGAGGATTGCAGCATGAAAAAGTCTATACAGCCGAACAAGAGGCGCCGGAACACACAACATATTTCCCATTACACTCAAAGTTTATACACTATAGGAGATTATTATGTACGGAGTTAAGGTGAAATTTAGTGAGGATTATCTCTGGGTGCTTGAAGTGAAGCAAAATGATGCGGCGGAAACAACACCGAAATTGTTTCTGAATTTTCAAGAAGCAGATTACTACGCAAGCTTAACTTGGAAGGACTATATAGTTGAGGAATACGCGATATGAAACTAGCTTTTCTTAAAGAAACAAGCCCGGATCTCCGTCGTCCAGCAGAAGTCTTCGATTTTGCAAACCCGCCATGTGATCCAATAGAACTTGCGGTCGAACTTTCCGAGATCATGATCAAGCATAATGGGTTTGGACTCGCTGCACCACAGATGGGTATTCCTTATTCTGTTTTTGTTGTGGGTGATCCTGAAAACAAAGAGTCGATTATGGCATTCTTCAACTCATCTATCGTTAACTATTCAGAAGAAGAAGAAACGTCTAAAGAAGTATGTCTTTCGTTTCCAAAATTATATATTCCAATTAAGCGCTCGACTAAGATTCGTATGCGATTCACTGACTTATATAATGAGACGACTACTAATACGTATGCTGGATTCACTGCAAGGGCTATTCAACATGAATATGATCATGTTTTGGGTGTTGTATTTACGAGTAAAGCTATTTCTTATCATTTGGTTAAGGCTCGAAAAGATCAAAAATTGGCTCTTCGACGCCGCAAGAATTAAACGAATACACTATATAAAAGAAAATAAAACAACTACAAAATGGAGATTTAAGTGAAGGGCAAACATTTTATATTCGACTTCGAGACACTCGGGACCGATTTGATACGTGGGTTTCCGGTTTTAGAATGCTCATATGCAGTATTTAACGCTGATAGATTCACAACCAATCCATACACGTTCGAAGAATTGGTCGAGACTGTTATTATAAAAGATAAACTAGAGGTCACTCATCAGGTCACTGAGTTTGGATATAAAATCGATCCTGACACACTTGCTTGGTGGAGAAGTCAGGACAGTTCACTAGCAAAAATTATGCTAAAACCAGAACCAACCGATATCAGAGTTTCAGCTTTCATTGATAATGTACTCAAGTATTTAGCTGAGAATAACCAAGTTGAATATTGGTGGTCGCGATCTAATACGTTTGATCCGATCATTATGTATCGAATGTGTTCAGACGTTGGTCGCATCGACGAGTTTAATAAAGCACTTAAGCATTGGAATGTCCGCGATACACGAACTTATATTGATGCCAAATTTAATTTCAAGCGCAATATGAATTGTTTCACGTTAAAAGAATGGGATACTAAATTCGAAAAACACAATTCTATTCATGATGTCGCCGCGGATATTTTGCGTTTACAAAAATTGGTTTTCGAGGAGAATAGTTAATGACGAATTTTGAAATGGTTCGAGAATTCCACGCCACGTTCGATTTGCCAGATCGCAAAACACCCGGTCTTCTGGAAACAGATGAACAAAAGCTTCGACTATCACTTATTGAAGAAGAAGTGGATGAGTTGAAAACCGGCATTTTCAATAAAGACATCGTCGAGATCGCCGATGCGCTCACTGATATTCTTTATGTTGTTTATGGTGCCGCATTGTGTTATGGGCTTGATATCGACCTGTGCTTTAAAGAGGTACATAGATCGAATATGAGTAAATTGGGGTCGGACGGTAACCCACTTTATAGAGAGGACGGGAAAGTTCTCAAGGGACCAAACTATTCTTCGCCCGATCTCGGGGCTGTTCTTTATAGTCCGGAGACATCTAATGAGTGATATTGAAATGAAAAAAGTACAAAGTGGCGCACTCGGTGAAAAATTGGTGGCTAAATACTATAGAGATCAGGGGTTTCAGGTTGATGAGTCGCTTGATTTATATGATAGAAAGAAAGATATGTCTATTGGTGAACTCACATGCGAGGTGAAAACACAACAGATGTTTCATGTCGAGCGGGCATTTTCGGTAAACGCAAACCAAATTGCGAAATGTAATGCCGTTGATCTGCTTATTTTTGTAGAAACTCCAAGCTCAAATAATGGAAACAAAGTCAATATTTGGAAGTATCTTCCAGAGAATAGAATCACCAGAATTAGAAAAACAAAAGATGGACGCACGATGCACTTATATGATGTTAGCTCTTGTGAGCTATTGACTTGTATCACCGATGAGTATATAATCAATCAATTCAAAGAGTATTCAAATTCAGAATGGAGACGCTGATGACCGAGAACTTACCCGATACTTCAATTGACTACGACGACCGCTCCGACCGCTCCGACCATGCTCCTGAAGTTGAACAGATAAGTACACTTACGGATTTTTTCGGTTTATCAGAAGAAGAAAAACTTCAAGAAGAATGGACCAACCCATACCGGCAATGGCATGCTGGTGGGATGCCAGCATATGCGAGTACTGATCTTGCGCCATACAAACAAATAATAGTGAGTTTACGAAATGAAGAAGATTATCATGCTTTTGCTAAACTTCTAAATCAAGTATTTACTCCGAAAACTCGTGGGTTTTTTTGGCCAGAGAAATCTCGCGAAGAAAATATCACTAATAAGTGGGTGGAAGATGAATAATACGCGATATCCAATTTATATAATTTCAAAGGGCCGAGCAGATACGCGGTATACGAGTAAAGCGCTTGAGCGAATGTGCGTTCCGTATTATATTGTGATCGAGCCACAGGAATTTGACGCATATGCTGCTGTTATTGATCCAACAAAAATCTTGTTGCTACCGTTTAGCAATCATGGAAAGGGATCCGGCCCCGCCCGCAATTGGTGTTGGGAGCACTCATTATCGAGTGGGTTTGATCGGCATTGGCTGCTCGACGATAACATTTTTGAGTTTTGGCGCTTTCATAATAATAAAAGATATCGCGTGGAAACAGGGACCGCAGTGTTTCGAGCAGCAGAGGATTTTGTCGATAGGTTCCAAAATGTTCAGTTGGCTGGTTTTCAGTATAAATTTTTCTGTATAGACGATTATCCGTACCCACCGTACATTTTGAATACCCGTATTATGTCGTGTTTTCTTATTCAAAATTCTTGTCCGCATAGGTGGCGCGGCCGTTATAATGAAGACGTTGATCTTTCTATCCGCGTCCTTAAAGACGGTGCCTGTACGATGCTATTTTATTCTTTTCTTTGCGGCAAGGCTAGAACGGGCTCAGTCAGGGGAGGAAACACCACTGAGGTCTATAATAATTATGAAGAAGATGCTTCATATAAAAAATCAAAAATGCTTGTTGACATGCACCCGGATGTTGTAACACTCGTCGAACGATATGGCAGAACACACCACCACGTAGATATTTCCGGGTTCAGAAATAACAAAATGCTCCTACGACCAGACGTTATAATCAAGAATAAAGCAAACGAATTCGGCATGAAACTTGCTAGAAAATACGGTACGGAAGAACAATTCATAGATTATGATTTCAATAAAGCAGTTTATCCGTCGGGAAGAGGAAGTTGGTAATGACACGGGTTCTAATTACTGGCGCGGCAGGATTCATCGGATATCATCTCGCATCAAACCTATATAGTGTTGGCCATGATGTTGTTGGGTTGGACAACTTCAATTCGTATTATGATCCCCAGTTGAAAAAACGTCGGGAAAATATACTTGCCGCAAAAAACATAAAAATTCATTTCTGTGACTTGGCAGACCCGGCCAACTGTCAATCTGTTATTAGTGAAATAACCCCAGAGGTGATAATTCATCTGGCTGCATATGCTGGGGTTCGTCATTCATACGATCATGCCATGGAGTATATTAAGAATAACATTCTCGCAACTCAAAATTTAATTGATACTGTTACTTCATTGGGAATTAGAAAAGTTATTTACGCATCAACATCATGTGTAATGGCTGGAAATCCATTACCGTGGAAAGAGGACTCGCCTACTGGGCATCAATTAAATCCATATGGATATACAAAACGCACTAACGAATGTCAATTTATAACATCACCAATTTCGCAAACAATTGGGTTACGATTTTTTACTGTTTATGGGCCATATGGCCGACCAGACATGGCACTGTTTGGTTTTTCTGAAGCGGCTGTTTCTGGAAAAACAATTGATGTTTTTAACTATGGGAATATGAAACGAGATTTTACGTATGTGACTGATATCGTTGAGGGAATTTTGCTTATTCTAGAAAAGAAACTTATTGATGATAACACACCGCTTGACGAGATATATAATATAGGCCGCGGTGAACAAGTTCATCTCATGGATTTCATCGCTGAGATTGAAAAGAATTTCGGCCTAGAAATCAAAAAAAATATGGTTGGTCCTCACCCGGCGGATACACTTGAAACTTGGTCAGATACAACTAAGCTTCAAGCACTTGGCTGGAAACCTCGGGTTTCTATCCCCGAGGGTGTTGAGAAATTTGTTAATTGGTATAAATCTTATTATGGAGCAACACGGTGAATATTGCAAGTTTTTTCGGCAAAACCTATACAGACCCAGACCCAGAAATTTTTTATAAACATATTCCAGGTGGAAACGTCCCTGGCGGGCACAACGTAATTTACCGGGATAATGAGAAAAACCCATTTATTACGCCAATGAAAGAATGCAACTCAATTGAACTCAGACATACAGATGTTGTGGTTGATATCGGTGCTTATGTAGGAACCTTTGCGATTCGGTGTGCCAGATTTCCGGTCAAAAAAGTAACTGCGTATGAGCCGACCCGTAAAACACACGAAATTCTTTCTCTTACCAAACTGCCAAACATGGAAGTAATTCATGCTGCGGTAGTTGGAGTTGATATCGAATCTGTGGATATCAATATTTCAAAAGGAATTGGAGTCACTAACAGTATAATTTTGGGACAGAAATCAAAAGCAAAAACTGAGAATGTTAAGGCTGTACAATATACCGATGCTATTAAACACGCAACAGTTGTTAAAATAGATGTAGAGGGCGCTGAATATCAGTATAGCGGCAAGCTAATAAGTCCATCTATGCGCGCGATTGTCGTTGACTTTCATAAAATTCCAGCAGCCAAAGGCGATTGGGTTGCAAAATCAAATCTCTTATTAGAAGAAATATATGATCATGGATTTAAACCAATCATCTCACCAAAATTTAATGGGTCCGGCTGGGAACAAGCAGGTAGTTGGATCCGCGATGTAGAACAACCGACCGAGGTATATGAGCCCATGATGGCGGGATTAGAGTGCTGCGGCTGCGCTACTCCGATTAAATCAACTATTAAATCTTTATGTTCGAGTTGTTATGATATTTGGAGCCCGAAACATAAACAAACTTTTGGCAAGGCACAATAATGATTAACTATAAATATAATGAAGAAGAAATACTCGCAGAAATCACAACATATATTAATAATACATATAAAGAGCACTATGCTCAGAATAAATATCAAGCAACGGAATTCATTCTAGATGCCGGCCACGGCGATGGTTTCTGTATTGGAAATATTATGAAGTATGCGCAGCGTTATGGCCGCAAAAGTGATAGTGATGCGTGGAGAAAAGATCTTCTTAAAGTTATCCACTATGCGATTATCGCACTTCATAATCACGACAATAATTTTAAGGGTAGAAAATAATGGAGATTTCAATTGACAGAACTGAGTTACAAAAGCGAAAGATTTTTGTAGCTACTCCGATGTTTGGGGGAATGTGCTCAGGTCAATATACTAAATCAACGGCAGATCTATCTAAACTTTGCTCACAGAATGGGATTGAGATTGAGTTCTTTTATCTGTTTAATGAGTCACTTATTACGCGCGCCCGTAATTATTGCGTAGATGAGTTTCTTCGCAACGAACAATTTACTCATCTGATGTTTATTGACGCAGATATCGGTTTTAACCCAAATGACGTGCTTGCGCTTGCGGCGCTCGCAGATCCGGAATCAAATAAAGATATTATGTGTGGGCCGTATCCGAAAAAGACAATTGCATGGGAAAAGATCAAGCGCGCTGTTGATAAAGGCTATGCAGATGAAAACCCTAACAATCTACAGAATTTTGTTGGAGATTATGTATTTAATCCAGCACATGGGCAGACTCAAATTTCTTTAAGTGAGCCGACAGAAGTGCTTGAGGGCGGAACTGGATTTATGATGATCCAACGAAAAGCATTCGTTGCATATGAAAAGGCATATCCTGAGTTCAAATATCTTCCAGACCACGTGCGGACAGCACACTTTGATGGATCGAGAGAAATCATGGCATATTTCGATTGTGTTATTGATCCTGAGTCTCGCCGATATCTTTCGGAGGACTATATGTTTTGCCAGTGGGCACGTAAAGCCCAGATCAAGGTTTGGATGTGCCCGTGGATGCGCTTAACGCATATGGGATCATATACGTTCGGTGGAAGTCTATCCGATTTGGCACAGATTGGGGCATCTGCAACAGCAGATAAGTCTGAGAAACTAAAGTAGAATTATATACTTGAACCTGATTATAATATAGAATATTGTTTAACATAAGGAGTGACTCATAATGAAAATTTCGCCCAACACGCTCGCAGTACTTAAGAGCTTCACATCAATTAACCCATCTATTCTCATCAATGTTGGAAACGTACTCCGCACCATTTCACCCCAGAAAACGATTATGGCAATTGCTGAAGTCGATGATTCGTTTGAATCTGAGTTTGCGATCTATGATTTGAACCAGTTTCTATCCGCAGTATCGCTTTTTGAAAATCCGGATTTTACGTTTAGCGACAGGCACGTGACTATTGCTACTGGCAAATCTTCTATCAAGTATTTCTTTGCAGATAAGAATATGGTGCTCGCAGCACCAGCAAAAGCTATCAGTCTACCCGATGTGGTTGTCGAATTCAGGCTTTCGATTGAGACGCTCAAAGCTACAATGCAAGCAGCAAGCGTTTTTCAAGCGCCTAATTGGTCAGTCGCTGGTCGATCTGGTGAAATTGTTCTTGAAGTCGGCGACGTGAAGAACGCAACATCCAATAAATATCAAGTCATTGTGGGTGAAACTGACCAGACGTTTGATCTTGTATTTAAAGCCGAAAACCTAAAGGTAATGCCAAGCAACTACAACGTAAATATCTCATCAAAGGGTATTAGTCATTTTACAAATGAAACTGGATCGCTTCAGTATTTCATCGCAACTGAAAGCCCTCGATGAACATCAAGACGAGGTAACTGGTCATAAGTGTACCGATATCGGTTACATCCGCACACCGAAAGTACGCTCGGCGTGACTTATGTTTTTTGGTGTGGAATATACACCATATGAAGGAAATATAGATTATGAACGAACTCTGGACCGAACGCTGGCGCCCATCGAAAATTGAAGATTGTATTCTTTCTAAAAATCTAAAAGACACATTTGCTAAGTTTGTAGAGCAAAAATATGTGCCAAATTTACTGTTATCTGGTACGGCGGGCGTCGGTAAAACTACTGTCGCCCGCGCCATGCTTGAAGAGTGTGGGTTCGATTATATAGTGATTAACGGTTCGCTCAACGGAAATATTGATACGCTTCGAGTCGAGATAAAAAACTTTGCTTCAACCGTTTCATTTACCGGTTCTCGAAAATATGTAATACTTGACGAAGCAGATTATCTTCAGCCGCAGTCTACGCAACCTGGTCTTCGAAACTTTATGGAGGAATATTCCAATAACTGCGGATTCATTCTTACTTGTAACTTTAAAAACCGGATTATCCCGCCACTTCATTCTCGCTGCGCAGTTATTGATTTCGTGATTCCTAATAACGAGAAGCCATTTCTTGCTCAGAGTTTCATGAAGCGAGCAGCTATGATTTTGAAAAGTGAAAACATCACGTTTGATCCAAGAGTTATTGCTGAGCTTATTACTAAATACTTCCCGGACTGGCGCCGATCACTTAATGAACTTCAGCGATATTCAGTTAATGGAACGATCGATGTTGGAATCTTAGTTAATCTTTCTGATGATAATCTTAAGCCGCTTATTGGTTTCTTGAAGAACAAAAGCTTTAAAGAAATGCGAAAATGGGTAGCAACGAACACAGATATCGAGCCTCATGTGCTATATCGGAAGCTTTACGATGCTGCAAGTGAAAATGTCGCGCCCAAATCCATACCTCAGCTGGTATTACATCTTGCAAACTATTCGTATAAATCTGCGTTCGTTGCGGATCAAGAAATCAATCTCGTAGCGTGCTTAACTGAGATCATGGCCGACTGTGAGTTCATATGAGTGCTGCAATAGTATTGGGTAACGGGAAATCCAGGCTTACGGTTCCTCACTCATCAAAGTTAAGCACATATGGGTGTAATGCAATTTATCGGGATATGACGGTTGACTTTCTTACTGCGGTCGATGTTAAAATGCAACACGAAATTTACAGTTCCGGTTATCCTATTAGAAATATCTGCTATTTCACCCAATGGGACATTCAAGAAGCTGCTGAATATGAATCGATTAAAAGTATGTTTGGGCACTCACTGGTCATTGAAAACACACGGCACTCGGATCGCTGTATTATTTCTGGCGCAGATAACAATCTATATGTAACCTGGCTTTACCCAGTAGACCGAGTTATCGCCTTACCGACAGCACCACCGATGTCAACCGGACTAACTTCGCTCGACATTGCTGCACAGGATAATAGTCTCGTGTTTATGACTGGTTTCGACATAGAAAATAGCGATAATATCTATCTGAATACAGCACTTTACGAGAATTCCTATCCATTAGCTGAATGGTATTCCGAGCACGAACGGATATATAAAAAACATCCGTTTACTGTTTTTGCGCGGGTGAATTGCGGAATTAGTGAGTTTAAAACGGCAGAATTTTCTAACGTATATGATTATTCGCTTGAGGAATTTCAGAAAGTAGTGTCGCTATTATGACTGTTAATTTTTATGATTACGTGAATGCTATAAACACTGGCAAAGATATTATGACTGGGACGGATAATGATGAGTTAGCCGAGAAGGGGTATAACGCATTCATGGTTAACCGCCAGTTTTCGTATTTTCCAGATACTATTTTTGTAGCAAACGAAATGAATGCTAACCCGCAACTCGAGAAAAAGTTGTGTTTCTCTTTTTATATAAATATTGTTAGGCCCAAAAAGCGCTTTGCACGATGGGCTAAGACAGAGCATGGTGATGATCTCGAAGCTGTTAGCACGTATTTCGGCTATAGTTATGAAAAAGCAAATCAGATCATGGATATTTTGTCTTCTCAACAAATCGAAACAATAAAGAAAAAGCTTGAGAAGGGTGGTTTGAAAAAATGATATTTGATATAAATTCACTATTAGAGATAAAGTTATTTGCTGAGGATGATTTCCTAAAGATCAGAGAAACATTAACGCGCATCGGTGTAGCATCAAAAAAAGACCAGATACTTTATCAGTCTTGTCACATTCTTCATAAGCAGGGCCGGTATTATATCGTGCACTTTAAAGAGCTTTTTGCGCTCGACGGTAAGCCATCAAATCTCTCGGAATCAGATATAGCCCGCAGAAATTCTATTGCCAATTTGCTTAGGGAATGGGATTTGCTTGATATCGTTCGTCCAGAACAAAGCGAAGAACCAATCGCCCCAATCAGCCAAATTAAGATTCTTCCATTCAAGGAAAAAGCAGATTGGGAATTGGTTACAAAATACAGCATCGGTAAGAAAAAATAACACATATGTGTTGACAAACCACTCTTGGTTGGATATTATAGAATTCAATTCTTCTATAGGTGTTTATTATGAGAACTACTTTGTCTGTTTTTATTTTTGCGTTGTAGTAATTTTAATCTCTAGTCTTTACGCCGCGGTGCTGGCACAGACGGCCAGGACAGACTCGACAAACTCGGCGTCTATTGCTGGGGATGTTGCAGCGAGAATTCCAGTGTCGCCGGCGCATACGCCGGCGCTAGTAGCAGCTACCGGTACGTGCATGGACAGTACCTCTGCTGGTGTATCCGCTATGGCGTTCGGTCTATCATTGGGTAGTACGTGGCACGACGCTGATTGTAACCGCCGCCGCGCCGCAGCTATGTTTATTGCGATGGGTATGCCCAAGATGGCGTACAACATCATGATGAACCGTGTATCGGCAAAAGAAGCTACGATGGTTCCTGAACTGGTCCAGAAGGTCGAAAACACGGACAATATCCCTAACTACGATCACAACCAGATCAACATGCAATGATCCCACTGACGAGCCCGTAAGGGCGAAACGAGGTGAAGCAGCCTCGTCTGGGATTGTATTAGAGTACATTCTTCAGGCAGCAGCCACTCCGATCTAAGTGCCTAGCAAGACCTAGTCGCAGGAAAAAGTCGCGGACGTATCATTAACAGCGGTAGAGAGACAAAAAAAAAGAAAGTGAGGCTGATATGGCAGAATACAATGTTAAATTGGAAGCAGTGGAGGCTCGACTCGATCCGCGACTGGTTGGTATTGATGGTAAACTAGACCGTCTTACGGTCCAACTTTTGGCGCTCGCAACAACCGTAACCGAAGCAAAAACCGCTGCGGTCGGCTTGCATGAGGATATGGGTAACATCAAATGGAATATTGTATTCACGGCCTTCGCGGTTATTGGTGTATTCTTCGCGATGTGGATTATTTAGATGTAAGTGGTGGAGATGATGCGGGGAATCTTGAAGTCGAATACGCGGCGCACAGCACCCGGCCCGACCATCGCGCTGAAAATAAGTGATATATTTCTTTAAAAAAGATTTGACATCGTTTCCAGATGTGATATACTAATAGTATTGAAACAGGAGACATAAACATGAGTATCAATATCGTCGCCAGAGCAACCTCAGGCAATAGCCGTAAGGGTTCGCTCATCAACATGACGCCCAGTCGTATCGCCTCGGTGCTCGGGTTCGAGCCGAATTGCGAAGACGATGATGATAAGGTTCTATTCAGTTGGGGGTTCTCTGCAAACCACAGAGAGTGCGGGATTTGGGATTATAAGGCAAGCCATGAGCGCGGTGTTTTCTCGTTCGATGGCCCGGCCGAGATCATGACTGAGCTCTTCGGCGCGGAAAACGTAACTCGATAAATTCAAATTTTCCTTGACATAAATAGGAGCTATTATGACCGTTGAATTTGTGATGATTAAGGCGAGAAACTATAAGATTGTTGACAAACACAATAATAAGGAATACATCATAGTAGGTAGGAATTATCCTGCTGGCAACAACAAGTTCTATGCCGTCTGGACGGTATATCTTGATGATCAGAAACTTCCACTAAAATTTGATTCTCTACACGGAGTTCTGAATTGGTACTGTAAGCCGTATGTATTCGAGCGCAAGAATTTCGCTAATTATCCTGGCCCACTCAGGCTGCTAGAGAGGAATTAATGACCGTAATTTTCGACATTGATGGAACACTTTCGAATCCAGATCATCGTCGGCCGTTTCTGAAAGAGGAACCGAAGAATTGGAGTGCCTTTAATGAAACCATTTCGCTCGATTCTGTGTATTACCCGGCCCGCCAAGCGCTGCATTTATTCGCTCAGCGGCATGTCATTTTTGTTGTTTCCGCCCGCGAAAGCACGTCCGAAATTCGTACTCAGACAGTTCAGTGGCTTTTCGAACACACCAATATATTTTTTAAGGACGATCTCCCGTTGCTAACGGATTCGCAGAGGGAAATCTTAGCCGAGTTACACACCCCCGGCCAGGGGTACGGAAAGTATATCAAATGCGGGAATTTATATATGCGCGAGCCTAAAGACTATCGCGATGATACTATTATCAAAAAAGAATTGCTTGATCTTATCATCAGCCAGGGGTATACTCCAACAATCGTTTTCGATGATAGAACCAGAGTTGTTAATATGTGGCGTGAAAATGGGCTTTATGTTTTCAACTGCAACCAGTCTGGGGATGATTTCTAATGACTATACTTTTTAAACGAACTTCTTCCGGCGCTGTTCAAATTTGGAGAATGGAAATCTCTGAAGATACATATCGGACCGTTAGTGGACAGATCGACGGCATTCAAGTCGTATCGGAATGGCGGGTTGCACTTCCCAAGAATGAGGGAAAGAAAAACGGAACTACAGGCCCCGCTCAGGCGGAAGCTGAAGTTGCTGCTCGATATAAAGTAAAGCTTGAGCAGGGCGGATATCATTCAACAATCGAGAACATCGATAAACCTAAGTTTCTTGAACCAATGCTTGCTCACAAGTTTAAGCCAGAAAGCTATTCTACTAAGGATTTCGCCAGCGGCCTGGTATATTCACAGCCGAAGCTTGATGGAGTTCGGTGCATCGTTCGGGCCGAGGGTATGTTCTCACGGCGAGGAAAACCGATCATATCCGCACCCCATATTCGAGCAGCGCTTGAACCACTTTTTCTCGCCGATCCAGATTTCATTTTTGATGGCGAACTTTACGCAGGCGCTTTGGCTGATGATTTTAATACGATTATCAGCATGGCAAAGCAGAGTAAACCCACGGCCGAGGATCTTGCGAAGAGTGCTACAGGACTTCAGTATTGGATATATGATATGCCCAGTTCTGAAGAGACATTCGGCGAGCGTACACAGCTAATTAGCAGGTTGCTCGCCGAATGTCATAATTCACTCGTTGTAGTTCCAACACATAAAGCAGAGTCCCGTGAAGCTCTTGATGGCCTATATGGTGGATATCTTGAATCCGGCATGGAAGGTCAGATGATTCGTGATGGCAATTCGATCTACGAAAGCGGCCGAACTAAATCGCTATTGAAACGGAAGGAGTTTCAAGATGCCGAATACAGAATCGTTCACATCAATGAAGGACAGGGAAACTGGGCGGGATATGCCAAGAGCGTCACATTTGATCTCGGTGATGGAACTACGTTCCGTGCCGGTATTAAAGGAAACCAGGAATTTACTAAAGCGTTACTCGAAGACGCAACGGCTTACGCGGGGCAGGAAGCTACGGTTAGATATCAGAATTTGACTCCGGACGGAATTCCTCGGTTCGGTGTAGTGTACGCGTTTCACAGAACAGATAGAATGTAACAAGGAGTGAAAATTATGAGTTACTCCAGATCACAGTAAGAAATCTATTAAGGAAATTGAGAATAATGGATAAAACTTTACTCGAAAGGCTGGATGATATGTCTACTCAGATGTTTCAAACTGGACAATGGGATTCAAGACTTGATACTGTGAAAGAGGCAAAAGAGTATATTGAGAAGTTAGAGAACATTCTTCACAGGGCATTTCCAGAAAAACATGGACACTTCTTTATTCGTGGAGAAGCCGATGAGAAGGATAGTTTCGACGTAGTTTAGGATTGCCAGATAAGATTTTTGTTTGCTAGACGGGCTTCAATCATATAAAAAAGGATGGCGACTATTGTGCGCCAGGATGGTAAGATAAATGAATAATAAAGATTATGTTGTTGTTACTACTATTTCATCGCATCGTATGCGGTATGTAATGCATCGCGATGATCTACAGAAACAAAATCCACAAGACCCAGTTAATAGTATTGAATGGGCTAAGGATACAGTTAGCGCTGAAGAGTGTGATGTGTTCTCCCAAGAACACCTGGGAGAATATATCGTGGATGCTGTTGAGATGAGCGAAGATGATATGCTTGAACTTTTTGATAAGGACAATGATTATCTTATTGAGTGGACAAAGGATCAAAAACTTCAATTTGTGAGGAAAAGTATTGATTCAGAAGACAGTGATGAATAACAGAGATTGCTAGAATCGTTTGAAACAGGAGACAGAGCATGCAAAAGTTTAATTATGAAAACTACGACAATATCCCATCCGATATTGTTAATGCAGTCACGGAAATCGCAACAGTCGATAAAATCTCCGACATCGATCTAGACGACATCAATGGGTTTCTTAATGGGAACCAAGATCTTAATGGATACGGCTGCACCCTCGTAACAGAGCATTGAATAAAGGAAGAAAATAGCATGAACATTTATCTGCTGTCACAGAGTAAAACTACAGGATATGATACTTACGATAGTGCTGTGGTAATTTCTAATAGTGAAGAAGAAGCACGCAACATTCATCCCGACACATTTTGTAATGAATCTAACTTCTCTGAAGAAAAGTGGAGCGGCAACGATTGGTGCCGCCCTGAAGATGTAGACGTGATCTGCTTAGGTAAGGCAGATGAGCGTTATGTGTCTGCCGTAGTGATTTGCAGTTCGTTTAATGCAGGGTAGTGGATATTCGTCTTCCGGGTGTGGTTAGCGTATATATAGTGAGTGGAATGCTTCGGGTTCCACTCACTTAACCTTGCTTTTAGGAGGCGAACTATGCTTACATACGATAGACATAAATTTGACACTTTTTTTCTTGGTGCGGATGATTTCTGGCGACAGGTTGACCAGATGAATGAACATGTTGGAAAAACAATTCCAACTTATCCGCCATACAATATCAAAAAACTAGCTGAAAATAAGTACGTAGTTGAAATGGCGGTCGCTGGATTCGGCAAAACCGACATTGAAATTAATCTGGCTGACAATCAGTTGGTAGTTAGTGGTAAAATTTCTGGTGATGTCCCATTCGATATTCTTCATAAGGGAATTTCGGATCGACCATTTACTAGAGAATTTACACTTGCGGATTCCGTTGTTGTGAAAGATGCAGCAATGATGAACGGTATGCTCAGGATTTTTCTTGAGCATATTATTCCAGACTCGAAGAAGCCCACCCGGGTTGATATCCGAGATGAAGCAGACGAAGTGAAGTCTGAACGAGAATTTCTTCAGGAATAATAAAAGAGGGGAGATGCTTCGGTTTCTCCCCTCAACCAATATATACAATACCGATAATTGAACAGGATATAGTATGGCAATATTTTATACGTCTGTGGAACGATATGGTAATAGTATTCTGTATGTTGGGCGTAATGGCCGAGAACGAATTGTGGAGCGAATCAGGTATAAACCAACACTTTTCGTACCTACAAATAAGGACTCCGAATATTCTACTTTAACTGGGTTGGCTGTGGCGCCGATTAAGCCGGGCTCAATGACTGATTGTAAAGAGTTTATCGAAACTCATACAGCATCAAATTTTTCAATTCACGGCAATACAGATTACGTTTCTCAGTTCATTACTGAGATGTTTCCAGCTGGATGTGAGTTCGACATTAATGCAGTAAATGTGACGTTTACCGATATTGAGGTACAATCTGACGAGGGGTTTCCAAAACCAGAAGAAGCAAAGTGGCCTGTAACTGCCATTACGCTTGTTAATAATCAAGACCGAGTTTTTTATGTTTGGTCAACTGTTGTATATGATATAACCAAAACTATTATTCCAGACCGAAAGGTTGTATATGTGCGCTGTAAAGATGAAGCGGAGTTACTCAAAAAGTTTCTATTCCATTGGGCTTTAAATCATCCAGATATTATTAGCGGTTGGAATTCCGAATTCTTCGATATTACGTATCTCATTAACCGATGTGCTAAGGTGCTCGGTGACGATATGTTAACTCATTTCTCTATTCACGGCATCGCTCCTCGCCGTCGAGAAGATAAGTTTAGTGGAGAATACTACGAAATTTCCGGAATGACACAACTCGACTATCTCAAACTGTTTAAAAAGTTTGCGGGTCCGGCCGGGTATGGTAACCAAGAATCATATCGTCTTGATTTTATTGCTAATGTTGTACTGAAAGAAAAGAAACTCGACTATTCAGAATACTCATCACTAACAGAACTGTATCTTAAGAACCCACAGAAATTTATCGACTATAATATAAAGGACACATCGCTTGTAGAACGTATGGATGCTAAGGAAAATCTAATTTTGCTTGCTATGACGCTAGCATATAAGGCAAACGTAAATTATAATACTGTGTACGGCTCAACGAAGATCTGGGATACGTTCATATATAAGGTTCTTCTTAGTAAAAACATCATTATTAGCCCGGCACCATATCGCGCTGCTGGCGGTAGTATTGAGGGTGCATTTATTAAAGAACCACACAAGGGAATGCACGACTGGGTCTGTTCGTTTGATTTGAACTCACTATATCCACATTTGATTATGCAATATAATATGTCACCAGAAACTATCGTTGATGAGCGTATCCCGGGAGTTTCTGTGAGCAATTTGCTTGCTAAAAAGAAATTTGATATTCCCGCCAATAGGTGTATGACTGCCACTGGACAGCTATTTCGTACCGATATTAAGGGCGTATTTCCACAAATTATTGATAAGCTTTATAACGAACGAGCAAATATTAAAGCTGAAATGCTAGTTATGGAACAGATAGTTGAAGACGGCAAGCAGGCTGATATTGGCGCTATCGAAAACAAAATCAGTAAATACCATAACGAGCAACACGCAATCAAGATATTGCTCAATTCGCTTTATGGTTCTATGGCCAACGAACATTTCAGATATTTCGATAACAGAATGGCAGAGGCGATCACAGTCTCTGGCCAAGTATCTATTCAGTGGGCCGAGGATGTAGTCAACAAATATATGAATAAAATTCTTGATACGGTGGATGTAGATTACGTGCTAGCTATTGATACTGATAGTCTGTATGTTAAACTAGGCGAGTTGGTTAAAAAAGTAATGCCCGTTGAAACTGACCAACTTAAAATATGTAGATTTATAGACAAGGTTTCGTCTGAAAGATTTGAGCCGATAATTTTGGCTGCATATGAAGAATTAAGAAACTATGTACATGCACCGGAACAAAGGATGTTTATGAAACGGGAACTTATCGCTAATAGAGTTCTTTTTACAGGAAAGAAGAAATACATCGCGAGTATACTGAACAAAGAAGGTGTTCAATATGCGAAGCCAAAAATCAAAGTTACCGGCATCGAGTCGGTCCGATCTTCAACTCCTGCATATTGCCGGAAACTCATTGAAGAAACAATCGAACTCATCATGACTCGTGACGAATCCTCAGTTCAGGATTTTATTCGTGGTAGTCGGGCTGCATTTCTTGAGCTTGATGTTGAGGATGTTGCTTTTCCTCGGGGCGTTTCTGACATCGGAAAGTATTATGACCGCCATGGCCGTACATACACCAAAGGAGTTCCTATCCACGTGCGTGCCGCAATCATATATAACAACATGGTTGAGGAGAAAAACCTAAGCAACAAGTATGAAATGATCTATGATGGTAACAAAATCAAGTTCGCATATATGAAATTGCCGAATCCAACCCGTGAGGACGTAATTGGGTTTCCTACTGTATTCCCGCCAGAGTTCGATCTCAAAAAATTCGTTGATTTCGATAAACAATTTGATAAGGCGTATATAGCCCCAGTGAAGAATATTCTTGATGCTATTGGATGGGAAACACACAAGAGAAATACAATAGAAGGCTTCTTCTCATAAGTTCTATTGACACCCCCAAACGAATATTATATAATTAGTCTCTTATTCAGGGAGTAGCAAATACAAATGTCACTATTAGATAAACTCACAAAAAATTCAACTATAAAACTTACGTCTATCATTACTGAGTCTAAAGTATTCGGCAAGAAAGATATGGCGACTACACCAATTCCAATGCTCAATGTAGCATTATCTGCGCGAATAGATGGTGGGTTATCTCCTGGTCTGTTGATGTTAGCTGGCCCATCGAAACACTTTAAGTCACTATTTGCTCTGCTTATTGCTAGTGCGTATCACCGCAAACATACAGATTCCGTTATGCTTTTCTATGACTCTGAATTTGGCTCTCCGCAAACATATTTTGATGCGTTTGGTATTGATATGAACCGCGTTGTACACACGCCCATTACTGATATTGAGGAGCTGAAATTTGATATCGCCAACCAGCTCCGCGGACTTGAGCGTAGCGATAAGGTCGTTATTGTGATTGATTCCGTTGGCAACTTGGCTTCTCGGAAGGAAGTTGAAGACGCACTAAATGAAAAATCAGTAGCCGACATGACACGCGCTAAACAAATGAAATCGCTATTCAGAATCGTAACTCCTCATCTGACACTTAAAGACATACCGCTCATTGTAGTTAATCATACGTACAAATCTATGGAAATGTATAGTCGTGATATTGTTAGTGGAGGCTCGGGAATTTATTATTCGTCTAACGATATTTGGGTGATCGGTCGGCAGCAGGACAAAGACACTGAAGGACTACACGGATATAGATTTATAATCAACATCGAGAAGTCGCGGCACGTTATTGAAAAATCCAAAATTCCAATCACAGTCTCGTTTGCTGGCGGGATTAGCAAGTGGTCGGGAATGCTCGAGGTTGCAGAAGAAGGCGGGTTCGTTACTAAACCGAAGAAGGGCTGGTACGAAATACACAATCCAGACACCGGAGAAATTCTCGGAGATAAAATGTTTCGCGCGGATGAAATCAACAACAACAAAGAATTTTGGGAGATGATGTTCGAGAAAACAGATCTTATTAATTATATAAATCGTAAGTATGCGCTCAACACGGATCGACCAATGATGCAAGGAGCGGATTATGTCTAACACAAAGTTTATCGTATTGTTTGATGGGTATGAAAAGGATGATGTAGCTAAAATCGAAATCAGCTCGGGTCCATGGGAAGGATTGATTTATAATTACAGAACAGTGAAGGTAAAGGAGTTTGATGAGCACGCAACTCTGGCATTTGAATATGATATTGTCTTTCTACCAGAAGGAATTGATCCAGACGCCTTAACGACTGGGGATAAATACGGGCTGGAAAGAACCCTTGGTGACATTTTGGTTTCATTAATTGAGGAAAGTGCGTCGAATGAGGATAGAACAAACGATATTGAGCAACCTGGTATTTAACGAGGAGTATACGCGCCGCGTTCTGCCGTTTTTGACTCCTGAATATTTCCATGATGCTACTGAAAAACAAGTATTTAAAGAAATTGAGCGGTTCATAACCAAGTACAATGGATTGCCCACAAAAGAAACTCTGCTTATTGAACTAACTAATAGCACATCAATACCAGAACAGATTTATTCTAAAGCTATAGAGTTTGTTAATAATGACATAACATTTGACAAGAAGAATATAGACTGGTTGATTGAATCCACTGAAGCTTTCTGTAAAGATAAAGCCGTCTTTAATGCAATAATGGACTCGATTTCTATCATTGACGGAAAAGATACAGCGCAAGACAAGGGCAATATTCCAACAATTTTGACTAACGCGCTTGGGGTTTCGTTTGATACTCACATTGGCCATGACTTTCTTGAAGATTCTAAAGAGCGGTTCGAGTTTTATCACCGAACTGAAGATAGGATACCGTTTGATATCGAGTATCTGAATCTTATCACTAAGGGCGGGTTAGCTAAAAAAACACTCAGCGTTTTACTCGCAGGAACTGGGGTGGGGAAGACACTCGCGATGTGTCATATGGCCTCAGCAAATCTGCTTGATGGCAAAAACGTTCTCTACATCACGCTTGAAATGGCCGAAGAACGGATCGCCGAACGAATTGATGCAAACCTATTGAATATTCCACTCAGTGAGCTTGCAGCTGCTTCTGAAAAACTATATGATGATAAAATTACTCGCCTGAAAAATAAGACAAATGGAAAGCTTATCATCAAGGAATATCCGACTGCAACTGTTGGATCTAATCACTTTCGACATTTATTGGGTGAGTTGAGTTTAAAAAAGAACTTCAGACCTGATATCGTTTACATTGACTATATTAATCTATGCACTTCAGCACGACACAAATATAGTGCTAATGTTAACAGCTATACGTACATCAAGGCCGTGGCTGAAGAACTGCGTGGTCTGGCAGTTGAGAAAAATCTACCAATTGTTACTGCAACCCAGCTCAATAGAACTGGATTCACGAATTCAGATCCAGGCCTAGAAGATACTTCAGAATCTTTCGCGCTTCCCGCAACTGTTGACTTAATGATCGCAATCATTTCGTCTGAAGAACTTGAGTCTCTTGGCCAGTTGATGTTCAAGCAGCTAAAGAACCGGTATAACGATCTGTCATATCATAAACGCTTTGTCGTTGGAGTTGATAGATCCAAAATGCGATTATTTAATACCGAACAGTTGGCGCAGAAAGATATCGTAAGCGATAAACCAGTTATGGATAATTCTGACTTTGGTAGTCGAGCGAACGAAGATGATTCTATGAATTTCATGACTAAAAAGGCTGGGAAGAAAGATTTCGGCAATCTGTTCGGTTAATGCAACTTTATTTGGGAGTTCTTATATGTTTGAAGTGAGACAGTTTGGCGATAAGTTTAAGGTATTCGATAGCTCTACTGGCACGTGTGTAGTCTTTTCCTCAGACCGGCACGTCGCTAATAAATATGCATCATCAACGCTCAGGTTGTGTGGCTTCGAGGGAGTCATTCCTGCCTTTTTCGTGTCTGGGCTATCGGTAGACCTTGATAGAAAAAAGATTTAGTTTTTAAAAAAAGATTGACAAATCGAGCGCTTAGTGTTATATTCATATTAGGATAAACATAGAGGTTACATCATGTACGAATACAGAGTTCTTTATAGTGGTACGAGCCGACTCGAAGCGCTCGCCGCGACCCGTTGGGCTGGGTGTACTGCAGCAACTGTCTACTTCACCGGAACCAAATGGGAAACCCAGCTGCCCAATTACATCAAGCCCGAATTTCGTCGAGATGGGGTTGATTCCAAGGGGAATCGCGTGGTGCTGTGGGCGCATATAAATATGGACGCGCACAAAGAAATTCACTGCTACGAATTGGAAATGGGCAATGACAGTTTCAAATTTAGTGCAGATTGCTATGACGATGCTGTCGTGGCGTTCGATAGAGAGGTGGCCGAAGATGATTTCGCTCGCGGTTAAAACCGTAAAATATTTCGTCTTGTTTTTTTGGAATTTGTTTTTGTTTGGCTTGTGTTTTGCTCTGATGTTTCTTTTCTTTATGCTCATTGCTTGGTTTGTCGGGGCCTTCTTAATCGGGTAGTAGCATGGAATTATCGGTACTTAACGGCTACAAAAAACAGAAAATATTGGTCTTGGGCGCTGCTGGATGGGTGGCGCCCAGGCTTATTCGTGCTTCTCTTCTACGAAATATCAGAGTGGATATCAAATTTAGGCAACTGCCACAGGTTCAGGGCTTGACTGAGTGGACGGATAGCCATCGCCGCCCAAGAGAGTTTTTAATTCAACTAGAACGAAAATTACCAGATGATATTTTGCTTGAAATTTTGTTTCATGAGTTCGTTCATGTAAAGCAATATGCCTATAATGAGCTTCGGGATGTTCAAACGTATGGCTATAGACAAATGTGGAAAAACCAGGATTGTTCTAACATTGAAGATTATTACCAACAGCCATGGGAGATTGAGGCCTTTACTATGAGTGAGGCTCTCTTAAAGGAGTATTTAGATGAAACGAAAACATGAAATAGCATTTATGAAGACCGCATATAATTGGGCAGAATGTAGTACTGCACGCCGCGGCGGTGTTGGTTGTATAGTTGTTAAAAATGGCCGAGTTATTTCGACTGGGTATAATGGAACTCGGCCCGGCGCAGATAATAATTGTGAAGATAAAACTCAACTCGGTCTGATAACTCATAACGAAGTCATTCACGCCGAAGCTAATGCGATTGGAAAACTTTCCCGAAGCAACGAGTCGAGCGAAGGCGCAATAGTTTTTATCACTATGATGCCGTGTCTTGATTGTGCTAAGTTGCTTTTAGTTTCTGGTATCACGGAAGTTTATTATGCAGAAGATTATCGAGATACCAGCGGGATCGATTATCTTCTTAGTGCCGATATTAAAGTGGAAAACCTTAGCATATAAATATACTAAAGTGAGGTATATATGCTAATTTCATTCGGAAAATTCATCACAGAAGAAAAGTTCTCTGGTACCGCCTATCATGGGTCGAATTCGTTTTTTAGTAAATTTGATGCTAAAAAAGCCAGAATTCCAAATGATTTTTATGGCGGTGGAATAGCATACTTCACTACTGATAGAGAAGTCGGTATAAACTATGCTAATGGTATGGCAAAAAAAACCGGCGAACCAGTTCTATATGAGGTAATGCTTAGACTCAAAAATATTTTTGATGTTGACCATAAGTTCACGGGAAAAGATTTAACTAAATTAATTGGTGATGATGTCGATAGTTTCGCTCGTGGTGCTAGTCTTCTTTCATATGGCGTGGATACATTTGCCGTTCTTTCATCACTGAAGGACGGCAAAAAAGTATTAACAGGAGAACAAGTATTTAAAGGTCTTTCTCGCGGCGGGATAACCACTGCAAAAACGAGAGCTATATTAATTAGAAACGGCTATGATGGGTTGCGTTATAATGGCGGTATTAATATGGGACTGAAACGTCATGATGTTTTCTTAGCATATCATCCAGAGTCGATTAAAATCATCGACAGACATAAGATCAAAACGATATAAATATTCAATAAACGCAAAGGACCGAGCTATAACATGACATATATTTCAGCATACGAAAAGATTCGTTCTTTAAATGAAGTAATTGAACTTGATGATGAAGATTTTGAGATTAGTGATTCTGATCTCGATGTTTTTGTCGATATGCTTGATTTTGATGAGCTCGACGCGGATACAGAACTAGACGATATATTCGAAGAATATATTGCCGAACGTAAGCCACTAAACGTTCAGCAACGAATCAAGCTTGGGCGTCGGATGAAACGTCTAGCGCCTCGTCTGAAGCGCAAGCGTGAAATTGCTAAACGGCGTATGGCTCCGCCAGCTCAGCTTGATAAGCGGTCACGCAAAGCAGCAATTAGACTTCTCCGTAAACGTTTTGCTGGTAAACAGGGCGAAAAATACGCATCGCTTAGTGCAACTGCTAAAATGTCAGTCGATAAAATAATCCAGAAAAAGATGTCACAGGTTGGTCGAATTTCAAAGCGTCTTCTACCAAAAATCCGTAAAGCAGAGGCTGAGCGGCTTAAACAATCCCGTGGAACTAAAAATGAAGCAGTTAATCTAGTATTCGAGTCTCTATTTAATGAACGAACTGATTCAGTAACCAGAAGAAGTTATTGTACACATGACTAAGGGAACGTTCGGTTCTTCGCAGAAAAAAGAAATAGCGGTTGATGTGCCTGCTGCAAAACCGGGATTTTCAAATACACCAGAGGGCGAATCCAAAGACGCTAAGAAGCATCCACGCGTTTTAACACACAAAGGATGGTTGGCGCATTGAGAAAACTGTACACGAACCAAACTCATCAAGACGTTATAGTTAGTCGTTAAATATCATTTAATAAAAGTTCGGTTATTATAAATAATAAGAAAACATATCTGGAGCCAATCAATGTCTAATTATTTTAGAAATCCAGAGTCAGATCCTCTGTTTAGCGCTATTAGAGCTGTACTTGAGGGCCGTAAAGAAGAACCTAAGAAAAAGGGAAAGAAAACTCTTTCTGGTGAAAAAGATATCGTTGATACTCAGCCGAAATATACGATGACTAAAGGCGTAGCCGAAGAACTTAGTCTTGATGAACTGACTGATGCACAGTCTGTAAAGCGCGATCAACTAATCACGGCTCTAAAAACCAAAGGTGCTCAGTTTAGAGTCAAATATGGCAATCGTGCTAAGCAAGCGATGGCTGCGATCACAACTAAACGGGCCGTGAAAGAAGGCGTTTCGCTTGATATGAGTTTCACCGAAGAACTAGGTCATTTCAACACATCAGATAATAAAGGACAACAAATGTCAACACAAGATGAAATTCGTATTCTAGAGCAGAAATATTCGCGACTTGCAGGAACTACACCGCGTATCCGCGGCCAGCGAGCTTACATTGCTACTCAGCTTGAAGCTCTTTATGTTCAGAATAAAGAAGAACTTAGTCTTGATGAAGTGTCAAAGAAAACTCTTGGTAGCTATGTTAAGACCGCATCGACTGCTGCGCAAGACGCCGCCGTGCCCGTCACCGCCCGCGGCGAGCGGCTGCTGCAGCGCCAGCGCTGGCGCGTTGATCAGCGGCACGTCGAGCGGCTGAAGAAAGAAGAACTGGTAAGCATGATGGACAATATGGACGCTGAAGAACTCGATGAACTGTCAAAGAAAACTCTTGGTAGATATGTTAAAGGCGCGGCAAGAGACCGCGGAATGGCTGGGATCGAAGCCGGCGCCGAGCGCTACGAGTACGGCGCCGCCCTGAAAAAAATGAAAAAACGTCAGCGTGGCATTGAAACCGCCACCGATAAGTTGACACGTGAAGAACTGGATTTCATTAATAATCTTAATAAACTGTAAGCGTATAAATAAACCATAATTGAAGTTTTTGTTATGCCGAGTAAGGGCAATATTGCCAAGAAAAGAGAAAATAAGGAAGAAAATAAATGTCATCTTGGGATTTCAGAAAAGAAAAGAATCAAAACAATGCCGGGTCAACTACAACTAATCCAACTGGCGGCCTAAAAGCCGGATTTCAGCCGAATTCACAGGCCGATTTGCTCAGTTCAAAACGTAATGTTATTGCTACCGCTAAAGGTTGGGTTCGACGTACAATTAAGCAGACCGGTGGCGTTGGTTCTACTCCTCGAATCGTTGATGAAGTCCTAGTTGCTGCTCACCCAGGAACTGGTGATGGTTTCAGTTATGCATCCAACAACCATCTGGGCAACCCAGATATTGCTCAAATATATCTTGATTCCAATTCTATAACCGCCGCCTATTCTGGAAGTACTGCGGTAAAGATTTACGTGGTATATAACGAACCCGTAAAGCACTCAGGTTTATCTGGAAACAACCGAATTCTGATCGCTAACACGGCTGGTGGAAATTCAACTGTAATTGCTATTGCTGCGCCTTCGAATTCCAACACAGGCATCGTTAATGCAAACAACACGCTTGTGTTTAGTTTTACGCCAACCGCGGGTGATGCTGGAACTTATAAGATCCAGGCACAGACGATTGCAAATAATATTGGTT